GAAAGCCTCCTCGAGTATGTTTCCTCTTCCGAAGCTACGACTTAACTTCTCCTAGCCCCATTCGGCCTCAGGCACGAGTGGAATGTAATAAAAAGCGTCGCCGGCTCCACCCGTCCCAATACCGACTCTGAGACCGATGACATTGGCAGGATCACCGGCACCAATCGTGAGATTGGTGCTGTTGATGATCTTCTTGTCTCCCTCCGTGAAGCCAACCAAAGACATTGCGGTCCCGGTATCCTCAAACGTCGCCTTCGCTGTTGCATCTCCACCGATGCCTAAACAAAGCATCGCAACTCGACTCGCACCACCTGCCCCCGGTGACCCAATGTTGCAACCGGCTGGCAAATGGAACTCAACATTCGCGCCGATGTAATTCCCGCCACTCGGCAGAGCCGCGGCTGGGAAATTGACATTGCCACCCAAGGCGTAACCGGAACCCTGAACTGCACCCGCGACTCCAAAACTGAGATCGCCCCTCACCGCGGCGGGATTTCTGACCCGGACGGATGCTTCGCATTTTCCGTAAATAGCCTTGCTATAGGTCTGCATCGCGCCCGTCGCTTTGAGCACAATGGCGAGGCCCTTGCTGTGCCCGCTTTCCGCACCACTATCGAAGTATGCGGACATGAAGTTCACGTCAACGGTGTCATCGACGAGCGGCACAGAGTCCGTACCGATGTGGAATCCACCTTCATACGCTGACCCCGGCACCAACAGGAGCGATCCTGTGCTCGAGGGATTCGCGGCAACCGCCGTCGCGAGGCCGGCGAAGAGACCGCCTTCAACCGTCGTGAACTTCTCTGCGGCTGCGTCCCAATAGATCGGATCGCCTTCGGCCCAGGCTTGTGCGGATACCTTGTTGACCGTAAACACGCCGGTGATCTGAATGTTCACGGCCGCGTCCGCGTCCTCCGTCTTAGCCGCGATACCGATCATCTGATTGACCACGACCGGCTCGCCGCTCACGACGCCCCCGGCCGGCGCAGTGATCTCGATTATGTTTCCTGGCTGCAAATAGTTAAGCATTTTCTTTTCCCCTCACCTTTTTTAAACGCTACCGCGTTTTGCTTGAGATTTTTTTTCTTACGCCCCCGCGTCTGTGACTGCACCTCGGAAGTCAACGGCGGCAACGCCGAAATCGTGACGTACTTTCCACTCGACGCCATCCACTCTCCAGCCGTCCTGAATTTCCATGAAGGGCTGCTGTTCTCCCTCAAGGAAAGCAACCTCGATCACCGGTGCGATCGATGGGTCCGCGAACATGTAACGCCGCGTGCCGGTGAGGCGACCAGTGTCGATGATGTCGTCGAAAAGGCCGACAACCATATTCGGCCTCTGGAGCTTGTTCGCCGTGTCGGGATCATATTGGGATTGGTTGATGACGTTCGCCGTCCCGCCGAGACCTGCGGCGATGAGAAGTTTCGCTGGACGCAAATCCAAGATCTCATTGCCAGACGGATCCGTTTGAGCCGCCATGATGACTCGATTGGCATCCAGCGCGGCAACGCTGATCGCGGCGCCGGCGCCGACGTTGCTGTGGCCCGCGTCGAATAGGACAATCCCGTCATTCATTGTTGGACCCAGGCCTGCATTCTCTGCCAGCAAGGCGAACACCGCGAGTTCTATGGACAAGCCGGCCGCCCGGCCAAGCGTCACTGCCACGCCATCGAATACGCCCATATCGTCATTGACGATCGCCTGCCTTGAGAGACCGAGGATGTTGCCGTAGGTAAGTGCCTGTTGTGTCTCCTTGGTGGCATCGGCCAAGGATTTGTTTGTGAATTCGCCATCCTCGAGAACTTGATCGAGACCGCCGAGAAATCCGAGCCGGTAACGATTGTGGACTCGGAAATCGCTTACCGTGCCGACCTTAGAGAAACGCCTCCATTTGTCCGGCGTGATAGCGTAGGATGCTAACAGCGTTTTGTGGAGGGCTTCCTCAAGGGCTGTCGCAAAATCGCTAGTTGTCGGATAGCCGGCCTGAGCAAAGAAATCGCCCGAGAACTCCATCTTCGTCCTTCCGCGAGTGGAACCGGGCTTTCTGCGCTCGAGATCCTCGCGAGCGTGATCGAGCAGTGACATACCTCGGAATTCCCCCGGATCGAGCTCAACATCCTGAAGAGCTCTATATTCAGGTTTCTTTTTTGCGCCCTCGCGAATCATGTTGCTGAGACCCGCACGGTGTATCAAAGCTGCCACGGTTCCGGTGATGCGCTTGTCCCGCTCATCTTCGCCAGGCACCACGTCCGGACGCTGCCCGTTGGCTCCGGGGCCGGTCGAATCGGATTTCTTGGCGAGGGCATCGAAAAGCGCTTCTCGCACCTTATCGATGGAATCGCCCGCCTCGATCGCCTTCTCGCCGATCCCGTTCGCTTCCTTGGCGTCGAGTCCCGCAGTGATCGTAGTCTTGACTGTGGCCTGAATGACCAGGACACGCTCACGCTCTGCCTTGGCGGCCTCTATGGCCTCGCCCGTCGCTTGAGCGGTAGGCTCTGCCGGCGTAGTAGGCGGTTCAACTGGTTTCTTTTCTTTCATTGTTTCCTCACCTTTTTTAGCAGCTGGCTTTGCGCCGCTGTCGTTTCCGTCACTTTTTTTCGGCTCAATGAGAGCCATCACGCGATCACGATATTTGTCTGGGATCTCACCCAGCTGTGAGAGCACTTGTGGATCGATCGATGCTTCAATCTTGACCGCCTCCGAGATCTCCGTAACAAATCCGTTCTCGAGGGCCTCCTCTGCCTCCATCCACGTGACATCATCCATGAGCTTGCCGAGCTTTGCCGCCGACAGCTTTGAGATCCACCTATATGTGGCAATGATCGTATTCCGCATTTTATCGAGTACGTCAGCTATCTCGCGCATCGCTTTGCTATCGCCGATCTCAAGAGCATATGGGTTATGAACCATCATAAGGGCGTTGCGGGGTATGCGGACCGGATTGCCCGCGCTGCTGACAATTGTGGCAGCCGATGCGGCAAGCGCCTCGATATCGACCTCGACGTTGCGTCCGAACTCCTCTCGCTGGCGGCGCAATGCATTCGCGATATGAACGCCGTCAAAAACATTACCACCTGGGCTGTTGATCAGAACGCGGATTGTCTTTATTTTTTCCGGAAGGCCATCCAGCTTCTCGGCGATCGACTTGCCGCTTACGGCATCTTCGTCGAAGAAGAAACCACCGCCGATCTCGCCGAAAATGTGGAGCTCGGCTGTATCCCCATCAGCTTCAGCTTTGAAGTCATACCAAGCTTCGCGAGCCTGGGGCGTACTTTTCTTTCCCATGAGCCATGAATAAATGTATTGCGACGGCCCGTCAAGGGGGTATTTCCCGAGAATTGGCAAAATTGGCAGAATTGCGTAAAAAAGATCAGGAATTGGCTGGTATTTTTTAGTTGGTAGGCGTCCCGATACGTTCTAGATCCGTCTTCCGGACACGGATGGTGCCCGCCGGTCCGATACGCACGCAGTCGAGTGCCCCTTTGTGCACCCACTGACGGAGAGTCTCCGGACTCAACCCAAACTGCTTGGCGGCATTCGATATGCTGATATATTCGCCGGGCTCAATGGGAGCTTTTCCAATAGGAACGAGGCTAGCGGCGGCGGCGTTGCCAGCACCATCCCCCGTCGCAAGCTGCGCTTGGCCCGCCTGCGTCATCTTCCGGGCGTCTGAATCCGTCACGAGACCTCGACGATCCTGATCCTCGAAGTCTTCTTGATATTCGTCCCAAAACTCATCGGGCACAAATCCGCGCTCGCGTAATACTTCGGATGGAGTCGAGATTCCGCCTCGAATATTCCGGACGATCGCGAGGCCCTCCTTGTCGGGCTCGATCATCGGCAACGGCGGTGCCGTCCAACTCGTGCTCTCGATGGCTTCGATGCCTGCGATTGTTGCGGCCTCCATCCCCCAAGCCCATAAGGGATTGAGAAATTGCGGGACGAGCATACGCCAGCGCCAACCCTGGACACGAGCCCAATGGCGAAGCCGGGACATTCGGGCGGCACTGAAATTGATGTCAGCATAATCGCCCGTGAGATCTTCAACATTCACGCCGATACCAGCGGCAATCTCGCGTAAAGTCGTCTTCGAATAGTCAGCATATTCTCGGACGGTCGGCGGTTGCACAACCTCAACATTTCGCCCGGGGGCGATATTGAGGATCATGCCGGGCTCTAAGGAATCGTACGTTTCGTTGTTCGGGTCCACCGCTCCAACGTAATCCGCATTGCCCTGAACGTCCGAAGTCATCACCGCTAGGCAAGCCGCTATCTTTTGCTTCATCAGCGTAGCATCTGCGAACTCATCGAAATCGTTGAGGCGGATCAGAACGGGGGCAAACCACGATACGCCGCGTACTTGTCCAGCACGCT